TGAAGCTGGTGGTTATACTGGTGTTGGAACTGGCGTAACTGCAACTGAAAGAGTAAGTGTTTTTATTTACGGTTCTGAGTTTGCTAAAGGAGCTGGAGAAATGCAGGATTCATTAGAGCCCTTCGATACTATTTTAGAAAACAGCCCTATTATTATCAAAGATAAATATGCTGTTAATGGTTCTGATATGGCTCAAATCGGTTGGATAGAAGTATCTACTGAAGATGGAGCTGATGGATACTTATGGTATTTAAAAGCAGAGCACGAAACAAGAATGAGGTTTGAAGACTATTTAGAAACTGCAATGGTAGAAGCTGTTAAAGCTGAAGCTGGTTCAGGAGCTATAGGACACGCAACTGACGGACTTGGTAAAAAAGGATCTGAAGGATTATTTGCTGCTATTGAAGCAAGAGGTAATATTTTCACAGGAGCTATCACTGCTTTATCTGATTTTGATGCTATTATTGAAAGATTAGATAAGCAAGGAGCTATTGAAGAAAATGTTCTTTTCTTAAACAGACAAACATCTTTTGAGATTGATGATATGTTAGCTGCTCAAAATTCTTATGGTAATGGTGGTTCATCTTACGGATTATTTGATAATGACGAAGAGATGGCTCTAAACCTAGGATTTACTGGATTCAGAAGAGCATATGATTTCTATAAGTCAGATTGGAAATATCTTAACGATCCTACTATGAGAGGTGGTTTGGTTGGTGGAGCTATTGATGGTGTATTAGTGCCAGCTGGTTCAACTAACGTTTACGACCAAGTATTAGGAAAAAATGCTAAGAGACCATTCTTACACGTAAGATATAGAGCTTCAGAAATGGAAGACAGACGTTATAAAACTTGGATTACTGGTTCTGCTGGTGGTGTAAGAACATCTGCTATTGACGCTATGGAAGTTCACTTCTTATCAGAAAGAGCACTATGTGTTATGGGTGCAAACAATTTCGTATTGTTTAAATAATAACATAATTTATGGAGGGGAGTAATCCCCTCCTATTTTTTAAACTTTAAATTAAATCAAATGAAAAAAAAGAAAGAATTAAAAGACCGTACTTATAAATTAAAAAACGGTCAACAACCATTAAGTTTTACACTTAATTCTAGAAACACAAGAAGAAAGCCATTATTATATTTTGATGGTACTCACAATAGACCTTTACGTTATGCTGCCAATCAAAAAAGTCCTTTTGAGGATGAGCAGGATAATAATGCTGTTTTAGAGCCTGTTATATTTGAAGATGGAATGTTATTTGTTGCTAAAACAAATCCTGTCTTACAAGAGTTTTTACACTACCACCCTTCAAATGGTACTATATTTATTGAAGTAAACAAAGAAGCAGATGCTCAAAAAGAAGTAGAGTATTTAGAAATAGAATCTAAAGCATTCAAACAAGCTTCTGAATTAACTATAGATCAAATGGAAACATTAGCTAGAGTATATTTAGATTTAGACACTAGAATACTTACTACATCTGAGTTAAAAAGAGATGTCATATTATTTGCTAGAAATAATCCTGTTGACTTTTTAGATGCCATTAATGATCCAATGTTGGAACTGCAAGATACTGTAGTTAAAATATTTGAAAAAGGATTATTAAGTTTAAGAAACAATGGTAAAGATGTTTACTATAATCTTAAAACTAAAAAGACTAAACTATTAATGGTTCCTTTTGGTGAAGACCACATACAAACAGTAGCTGCTTTTTTTCAGAGAGATGAAGGTATTGAGATATACAAAGCATTTCAAGATATGTTAGAAAAATAGCCTATCTTTGTAAGATTATTAACCACTTAATTTTTTAAACGATGCAAAAGTTTTTAAGTATACCAGTTACTAACGAGCAAAATCAATTAGTCTCGTGTAACGACATTAAATTAATAGAACAAACTACTACAACTACCGTAAAAATTACTTATGGTGGCGGAAAAGTTACAACTATTACCCACGCAACTGCAGCTGCAGGAAACGAAGAAATGAGAGATGCTATTCAGAATGGTGTTGTTGAAATACTCCAACAAAAATGGACTAAAGTATCTTTACAAATGGATTCTTTACCATTAGCAGTAAGCGGAATCGGAATAGTATAAGATATGGAAAAGTTTTTAAATGTACCCGTATTTAAATTGTTAGTTAACGGAACAACTGACGATGATGGAACACCTACTGATTTAATAGACCAGAGTGCTGATTTTGTTACAGCGGGTGTTCAAGTAGGAGATATTGTTCATAATTCAACAGACAATACATATCATACAGTTACATCAGTTACTGCTACAACGCTAGGTGTAACTGGTGGTGGAGTTGGAGATGCTAAAGCTTATTTTATTCATTCAGCTACTATTAGCAATAACCAATTGGTTTCTGCTTCAGGAGTTTTATTAGTAGAACAAGCTAGTACTAGCACTGTTACTATTGCTTATGATTCTCCTTCAGCATCAGCTGATGTTATTACTTTAACTCACGTTCCTGTTTCTGCAGGTAGTGAAGCAGTTAGAGATTTAGTAGAAGCTAAGATATCTGAAGCTTATTCTTCTAGTTGGACAAATGTTTCTCACGATGTATCTACTTTACCAAATCAAGTAATAGGAATATCTATAGGATAACATTTTATATATTATATTATACAAGAGCTTCTATTAATAGAGGCTCTTTTTTTTTGCTTATCTTTGTATCAAAAGATTTTAGATGATAAATTCTGTTAGAAATACTGTTCTTTCTATACTGAATAAAAATAATTACGGATACATATCTCCTAGTGACTTTAACCTTTTCGCAAAACAAGCACAATTAGATATATTTGAAGATTATTTTTACCAGTATAATAATCAAATAAATAAAGAGAACAACAGACTTACTAGACTATCTGGAACAGGATATGCTGACATTACTAAAGGAATAGAAGAAGTAATAGATAGTTTTTCAGTTACGTCATTCTTAACTAGAGTTAATGCCAATATTTATTCGCTTCCTACTGATTATTATTTAATTAATAAGATATTCTATTATCCTAATCAATTAACTTCAGGAACTACTACAGGAACTACTGCAGGAAAACTAGATGATGTTGATGCTAACTTTTTAGGTGTTGTAAGTGTAGGTGACATAGTAATTAATACCACTGACTCAACATCTGCTTTTGTGACAGCAGTTTCTAATACATCACTTACTTTAAGTAGTGACATAATAGTAAGCGGAGAAAATTATGCAATTTATAATAATGATAATATTAGTGAAGTAGAAAGAGTGCATCAAAATAAAATATTTTATTTAACTAACTCTAACTTAACAGCTCCTACTACACAATATCCCGCATATGTATTAGAAGGTAATAATATCACTGCTTATCCAACTACTATATCTGGAGTAGCTGATTTACAAACTCAATATATTAGATATCCAAAAGACCCTAAATGGACTTTTACTTCTCTTAGCGGTGGTCAGCCTCTTTTTGACCAATCTCAAGCAGATTATCAAGACTTTGAGTTACCACTGTCAGACGAAACGGATTTAGTAATAAGTATTTTAAAATATGCTGGTTTATCTATTAGAGAATCTGAAGTAGTTCAAGTAGCTGATGCACAGCAAAAAATGGAAATGGTACAAGAAAATAGTTAATGGCTTATATATCACAATATCAATATTATGAAAACAATGGTAATGTTCCTGAGAATGCTAACTGGGGTTCTTACCAATATGTTTCTTTACAGGATATCGTAAATAATTATATGTTAATGTACGTTGGCAACAACAAATTAATTAACAATGTAGATAGATATCAGATTTTATTTCACGCTAAAAGAGCGATACAAGAACTAAACTACGATGCATTCAAAGAAATAAAAATATTACAGTTAAACGTAGGAGATAATCTAAGATATATATTACCGTCAGATTACATAAACTGGGTAAGAGTATCTATATACCACAACGGTTATTTATTTCCTTTAACAGAAAATATTCAAACTAATTACGCAGAGGCTTATCTTCAAGATAATAATAATAATATTTTATTTGATCAAGACGGTAATGTATTAAAACCAGAAAACTCTACTATTGATTTAGAAAGAATTAATAATACTAAAAAAAGTATTTATTTAAATAAAAATAGCCCTTACGACAATATGGAAGGGTGGTGCATAGATGGATGCTGGTACTTTGATTATGCTGTAGGAAAAAGGTTTGGTTTAAATACTGAGACTGCTAATGCACTACCTACATTTAAAATAGATAGTAAGGGTGGCGTTATTAATTTTAGTTCAGGAGCAGCCAATAGATCTGTTATATTAGAATATGTTTCAGACGGTATGGAGAATGGGAATGACTCTTTGGTTACTGTAAATAAAATGTTTGAAGAGTTTTTATACTCTTATATAAGTTATTCTATATTAAATACTAAACTAAACGAACCAGAATACGTTATAAACAGATACAGAAAAAGTAAGTCAGCACTATTAAGAAATGCCAAAATAAGAATGAGTAACATTCACCCTGGAAGACTACTTATGAATTTAAGAGGCCAGGATAAGATTATAAAGTAATATGCAATTAAATAGTTTATTCTTTAAAGGCGTAATGAATAAGTCTACTGACGAAAGGATACTACCTCCTGGAGAATATGTAGATGCATTAAATGCTAGATTAGGTTCCACAGAAGATTCTGAGATTGGAACTTTAGAGAATACCAAAGGAAATACTTTATTAACCAACATCACCAATCAAGGGGTGGCATTAAGTGCAAACGCTGTTTGTATTGGTTCTTATGCAGATGATTCTGACGAAACTATTTATTGGTTTATTACTGATCCTGGCGCAGTTGACTTAATTGTTTCATTCAATGTAAAAACTTCTCTAACTAGATACCATATTATATCTACTAGTGTATTAAATTTTAATGTAAGTTATTTAATAACAGGGGTTGAGTTAATAGATAGATTTTTAATATTTACAGATAATTTAAATCCACCTAGAAAAATAAATGTAGATAGGTCTTATCCTTTTCCATTAAGTGGAGTAGACCAAATCACAGCAGATGAAATTAAATTAATAGTTAAACCACCTATTAACGCACCTACTTTTACTTTATCTAGTGCTGATGGTGACGATCAAAGTTTTTTAACAGATAAGTTTATTTCTTTTGCATACAGGTTTAGATATGAAGATGGAGAGTACTCTGCTTTATCTCCATTTAGCTCACCTGCATTTGAACCTAAAAATGACATTCCTGTAGAAATAGATTTTAATACTATTAAGAATGAATCAATGGTTAATGCATATAATGCAGCCACTGTTTTTTTTAATACAGGTTCTTCTTTAGTAAAAGAAATAGAAGTTTGTTATAAAGAAAGTTCAAGTTTAGTAATTAAAGTAATAGATAGATATAGTAAATCAGATTTAGGATGGGCAGATAATACTACTCAATCTATATTTTTTAGAAATAAAGAAGTATTTAGTGTTCTTTCTGCAAATGAATCTTCAAGACTTTATGATGCCATTCCATTAAAAGCAAAAGCTTTAACACAATCTGGAAACAGATTAATGTTAGGTAATTATGTAGATGGGTATGATATGAAAGACAGTAGTGGGTTAGATGTTAAATTAGATTATGTAACCAGTTTGGTTAATATACCTGATGAATTTAAAGGTCAATTATTATCTTCAGACTATCAAGTTCTTAATGGTAGTTCAAGTCCAAGCACCATAAGTGTAGATAAATCAAAAGCAGTTTATGACTTCGGCTTAACACAATTTAACCAAGGAGCTTTTGTTTCTTTTACAGCTACTTTTACAAGTTTATCTAGTGGCACTAATATATATAATCAAACCGCAGCAACATTAAATTTAACAAGGTCTTCTAATTTTTCATTTACAATTAACTCTACTATTCAATTAACAGACACTTATGCTGATGTGGCATCATTTGTAGGTAGTGATGATTTTAAAAACTTAATTGGAACAGGACTAGGTTCTGCTGCTTCTCCTCCTTTTAAAACTTTTGCGAGTGCTGCTACAGGTGTTACAGCAACAGACCAGTTTAATAGTAATTTATTAGATAATAGTGCTACTAATAGTGTTGGTGGAGCTAGTATAACTGCTATTAATTCAGCAGTTCCAAACGCTGCTGCAGCTTCTTCTACTATTGTTTCTCCATCTACTTACCCAACAGGGCAAACGGGTTTTTTAGAGGCTTTTACAATGACTAGTCCAACACAAGTAAGTCTACAAGCTTTAATGGCTGTTTATGAAGCAGGAGGTGTTAAATCATTTGAAGGATTTGAATTTGTTGACTCTGAAACTAATCCTACTTTTTTTACTATTAGTTCAAATAGAGATAAAGAAAGTTTACATAGTAATAGAGATTATGATGTAGCAATAATTTATATGGATGACTATGCTAGATCTAGTACTGCATTAGTTAGTTTAAACAGTAGTATTAATGTTCCTGCAAAAAACTCTACACTAATAAACAAAGCACAAGTTAATATTCCAGTTTCTCAAAAACCACCATCTTGGGCAAAGTATTATAAGTTTGCTATAAAGCCATCTAAATTAAATTATGATACTTTATTTTTTATTAGAGCTGAACCTGATAAAAATGATTCTACTGAATTTTTCTGTTTATTAGAAGGAGAGACTGCGCAAAAAGTATCAGATGGAGAAGTGTATACAGTAAAAGCAGATATTGATGGTCCTAAAAATTCCTATATAGAAGCTACTTGTTTAGAAAAAACCACTAATCCTAATATTGATACTTCATCTCCTTCTTATCCAGGGGCAGGGCCTTACGCTAAGTTTTCTCCAGGAAATGAATACAGAGTAAATGAACCTGGTTTAATTAATGAAAAAAATGGTAAAAAACAAAAAAATGCTTTAATCCCATTCAGAGGTATTGATGCTGTTTGCGTTTTGTCTACTGGTCCAAGTAATCCATTTTCAAGTGCTACCATAAAAGAAGGAACTAATGTCACTATAAAAATAAGATGTGAAAGACCAGATAATAGACCTAGTAGCACTTCAAATAAAGAGAATAAAAACAAATTCAGTAATCTAATAACCACAAGAAGAGCTGATAAGGAATATTCATCAGGAGGAACACTTCAAGCTAATTTAAATCAAATGGTGCAAGATCAGTTTACAAATAATAATGGTTTTTTTGCAAATGATGAAATAGATTACGGTGGAAATGAAGGGGAAAAATTTAGATACAGATTAGATAACAATATTACAGTTACTGATGATGACCCTACAACAGTACCTCCTCAAAATGCTTCGAATTATGGAGAGCATATTGTTAGTTTTAACACTTTTGATGATGGCGGCTCTTCTGTTCAAGGAATTGGAATTAAGTCAGGTTTTGAGTGTAGATTAAATTACATAACTAATGGAACTTCAAAAGTATCTATACAAGTAAAAATAACTAATATACCTGATGGTCTTTTTGTGTTAGAAACAGATGGAGAAGATGCTGCTGACGAAATATACTATGAAGGAAATCAAGTTTTTGAAATAACTAACGATTTACATACAGGTAGTATTCAAAATCAAAATATTTGGACTTTTTATGATAATGCTCAAAATAATGCTTATAGAAGTTCTCAAAGTTTACCTGCTTCTACTTACTATGGTGGAAACTTAGCTTTAACTAGCACTGGAGGAACTGCTGATAACGCACCATTTGAAGTGGGTGATACAGTAAACGTACAACAAACTAACTTATCTCCAACTAACCCTGAATACAATGGCCTTCATACTGTATTAGAAAAACCAGATGCTAAAACTATTGTATTAAGTGTAGCTTTTGGCACAGCAACTCCAGTTGAGGGAGGAACAGTTAATGCAGACGCTATTGTCCTTACTAACTTTTTTAACTGTTATACTTGGGGAAATGGTATTGAAAGTTGTAAAATACAAGACTCATTTAAGGAAGATGCTGTAAACATTGGAGAAAGAACTTACACTTTAGCACTTTCTGAATTTAAACAAAAACGAAGAAATGCATCTATTACTTATAGTGGCGTATACAACGATGAAACCAAACTAAATAGACTTAATGAATTTAATTTAGGTATACTTAATTTTAAAGATTTAAATGAAGACTTTGGAAATATTGAGTTGCTTAAAGCAAGACAAAATGATTTATTAGTACTACAAGAAGATAAAGTATCTTATGTTTTGGTAAACAAAAACTTACTTACTACTGCTGCTGGTCAATCTGATGTCACCTCTACACCAACAGTATTAGGTAAACAAATCACTCGATTAGAAGAATATGGCATTAGTCACAACCCAGAAAGTTATGCTGAGTTTGGTTATGATAAATATTTTACGGATGCAAAGCGTGGTGCAGTAATTAAGTTAAGTGGTAGCTCCTATTCTAATGAATCACTAGAAGTCATATCTCAGGCAGGGATGAGGTCATATTTTAGAGATTTATTTATAGATGATTTTAATACTCAAAAAATAGGAGGTTATGATCCATATATGAATGAGTATGTATTAAGTAGTAACAATAGAACTCTTCCTGCTATTGATCAAGTTTATGGATGTGGTTCAGAAATAGAGTTTAAAAACCAAATGCAAAGTTTTACATACACTGTAAACTTAGGTGGTTCAATCGGTAATACTGACATAGATTATAATGTAACTTCAGGTAATATTAATATATCTGTCACTTATGATGGAAACACTACTACTTCTGGAAGTGTTACAGGTTCTGGAACTTTTCAGTTTAGTAAAAACAAGCCATCTGTAGATACTGCTAGTATTACTATAAATATAGTTGGTGTTTCAGCAGACTACTCTGTTACGACACAATGTCCAGATGCTAATCTAATTAATGTATATCAAATATGTATTAATAGTGAGTTTACTGGAAATGCTCCAACCATACACAATCAATATGAATGGGTTTCAACTAGTTTAACACCAGCTGTATCTAGTCCACTTATTAATCAACCTATAACTTTTACAAATGTTGCTACAGGAACAGGTAGTGGAACACAGAGAGTTGCTCAGTATCAGGTATATACTTCTCAAGTAGCGGTAGGAAGTACTCCAACACCCAATGCTATAGTAACTATTAAGTCTGCTAAAACAGGTTCAGATACATTTGATTTTAATACTAATAACGGAAATAGATTATTGCACTTATTAAGTAACACTACTTATGACAACACACAAACAGGCATTAATAACTTATTAACTGCAGCTGCAGGTAATAACTTAACTATATCTAACACATCTACAGGAGTTTTCGAAGGTTCTTTTACTTATACTAATACTGGGACTACTCCAGTGTCTAACTTATATTTAATATATGATTACAGAACTTCAACTGCTGTTAACCTAGAGTTTGGTGCTACAGAAAGCACAGTTTGTGACGGTTTAGGAACTTTAGGAACTTATTACATAGATGCTGCTGTACCATCTGAAGCAACTGCTGTTTACAACGATGCTGCTATGACAGTTCCTGCAGCAGCTGGTTATTATTTATATGTTAATCCAAATCCAACAGTAGTTGATACTTATTGGTTAAGACAAACAGCAGGTGGAGTTATTGGTCAAGTAAGTGAATGTTCAAGTTAAATTATGTCAGAAGTAACCTTATCATATAGCCCAGGAGTAAAAGGATGGCCTTCTTTTTATTCATTTATACCAGAGTGTACTCAAGGTATGAACAACTATTTATATACTTTTAAAAACGGTCAATTATACAGGCACAATACTAATAGTTTGAGAAATAATTTTTATGGTGTTCAATATAATACTACTATTAAAAGTGTGTTTAATAAAGCACCATTAGATACAAAATTATTTAAAACACTAACATTAGAGTCAGACTCACCTTGGTCTGCTACTCTAGCCACTGACTTACCTCAAACAGGAAGTATTAGCTCTACTTTTTTTGAAAAGAAAGAAGGTAATTATTTTGCTTTCATTAGATTTTTAGAAACAGATATTAATTTATTGATGAGGTATGCCAATGGTATAGCTAACGTAGACACAGTTGATGCCACTACTCCATCTGCTACTACTCTTACTTTTGGTTCTTCTGTAGATATAGGTAGTATTATTAGTATAGGAGATATGGTGTATTATGGATCTACTCCTAGTTTAGGTGGTCAAGTAACAGCAATATCTGGTCAAGTTATAACTATTGACACCACTATAAGTGGAGGCAGTGCTCCTAGTAATGGTGACTTTATATTATATGTCAAAAACACAGTAGCAGAGTCACACGGTGTATTAGGTCATTATTGTGAGTATGAGCTCACTAACACCTCTACATCAAAAGTAGAATTATTTTCAGTAAGTTCTGAAACAATGAAAAGTTTCCCTTAAATTAGTATATTTGCATATGATTAAGATAATACTCGCAATCCTTAACATCTTTGTCCTTCAATACGTATTTGGTTTAATTATTCCTTCAGAGGGGGTATGTTTAGCTGTTGATCCAATGACTGCAATGCTTATTATAAGTGGTGTTACTAAGCTAGCTAGTACTGTTGGCAGTTTAGGACAAGCGTCAAGAGCTAAAGATGATATGAGAAAAGCAGAAAGACAAGCTTCTAAAGCTGTTAAAAAAGCTTATGAAAGAGCTGGGGTTAATCCTCAAGAAATGAGAACTATTGACCCTACTTTATATGAAACAGCAGGTGAAAGAATAAGTCAAGACTTATCTACTGCTTTAGAGATTACCGCTGGAGATGATCCTAGGTTACAAGCAGCAATGGGTAGTAGATTAGCCCAACAAGCAGCAAGAGAAAGACAAAATTTAGAGTTACAAAAAAGAAGAGATATACAAGCATTAGAAGCGGATATAGCTACGGGTGAAGAAGCTAGATTACAAAGGCTAGCTAATTTAGATTTAGCACAGGCTAGAGGATTTCAACAGCAAGCAGCTGATGCACAACAAAGAAGAGTGGCTGCTCAACAACAGGCTATAGGTGCCGCTACATCTATTATAGATGACTATACTGGATTAATGGCAGCAGGAGTAGCATCACCACAACAAATTCAAAGAGGTTTTCAAACTACTTTTGGTAGAGGAATGGCACAAACTCCTGTTGGTGATGTTGTTACACCTATAGCACCAGCACCAGCTATTAGAACTACTACAGGTGGTTCTGGTATAGGGTCTTTAGTTGGAGGACCAGGTTATATGTCACAAGCAGAGTTAGATTATATCCTACAATTACCACGATAAATTATGGCAGCACCAGGAATAGGTTACGTAAAAAGAGATGTAGATAAAACTACTATAGATTGGAGTGCAGTAAGCTCTAGTATTACAGGTGCTTTAGGTGAGGCTTTTACAGAAGCACAAAAACAAAGAGCTGAGGTAGAGTTGAAAAATCAGAAAATGGCCGCTGACATACAAGACTTACCTGCTGGAGCCACTCCTGATCAATCAAAATATTATGCTAGTATTATTCAAAATGTTGGTGATGCTAATCAAAAAATAAAAGAGCAGTATGATAATGGTGAAATTAGCCCTAATCAATATAAGATAGCTACTAACTCATTAAATACGCAATATCAAATACTTAAAAATAATTTACTTAATTATCAATCTTCTTACGATAAGTTGTTAGAAAGAATTAATAAAGAAGGAACAGGAAATGTTTCTATATTTTTAGGTAGTTTACAAGACACTTTAGGAAATCTTGCTAACAAATCAATAGGGTGGAACCCAGAGACAATGATATTAGAATCAAAAACAATTGTTGATGGAAAGTTAACTACTCAACCAGTTACGAATGATTTAGCTATAATGAATTTTTATAATAAAAAGTTTGACACAAAAGCTATTACCAATGCTAATAACGCTTTTGCTAAAAAAGTTTTTGAAACTGTAGATGCAGAAGGAAATGTAACTTACTCTGCTAATTATAAAAGTAAAGAATTTGAAGGTGCTTTAAATGATTATGTAAACTCAAAAATTAGTGATGCTAATGGTATACAAGCTTTAGAGTATTTAACTGGTCCAGGGGGGAAAAGATTAGTTTATGACACGCCAAAAAGTGATGATGAATTACAGCTTTTAATAGATGAAAAAGGAAGACCTATTGCTGCTAATTTAAGTGAAATAGTTAAACAAGCAAAAGATGGCTTAAAGAAAGATATAATAGCTAGTTTAGATACTACTTACAGAACAAAAGAAGGTGGTAAACAGTTTGAAATAGATTTTATACCTAATAAGGAGATAACAATGGGATTAGTTTCTGGAGTAAAAACTGTAGATGATTATGTAAATCATTTAGATAGGTTTAAACCAGGTACTTATTTAAGTAAAAGTGAAATGGCTAAATCTTCTCAACCTTTTAAAGTTATAATTAATAATACTGAGCAAGTAGTAAGTGCAGCTGAATATGTAAAATCAAGACCTGAAGCAACTTTCTTTGAGATAGATAAACAAGGAAGACCAAGACCAGTTGTTTTAAATACTTTTGAAGACTTTTTTAGTTTTGCTAATCAAGCAGCTGGAATGAATGATAAACAAATATCTGCATTTAGAAAAAAAGAACAAGGTAGAAAATATTTTGTAGAAAATGGAGAGATAAAATTTGATACCCCTGCAACCATAGCTACAAAAAGAGAAAAAGGGATTGCCTTGCCTGAATACATTGAAGGTAGTAAAATTATTCAAACACCTTTTTTAACTGTTGAAACTACTGAATCTATTATTCCTAGTTCAGATTTTAACTTAAATGTATCTCTCGATAGAATAGATTTCCTTAATGCAAAAACTGATAAAACACCTTCAGAACAACAAGAATTAAATAACTTAACAAATCAAGTAGCTGACAAATATCCTACATCTGCAACTAGTTATGACGCAAGTGGTAATCCTCAAGGTATAGATACAGAGCAAGCACGAAAAATAGTAGGAAGACAAGTTGATAAATTTCAGTCTCAAATTAATGATTTAGAAAAAGAATTAAATTCTTATCAATTAGAGTTACAAAAGAAAGATGGTGAGTTTGTAAAAGAAGTTAGATTACAAGGAAAAACAGGAACTGAAATTAAATCATTTGAAAAATTATCGGATAGTGAGGTAGCAGACAGAAGAAGAAAAAGAAAAGAAATACAAGATAAAATAGATAAAATAAAAAAACAAATATCTAAAACTAAAGGAGAACAGATAATTGCTCCTGCACTTGATACTTATGTTAGGATAGATTTACGAAATAAATACGGTTATGGAGGATGAATTAATATTAAGTGAAGAAGACAAACTAAAATTAGATGAAATTGTTTCTCAAATGATTCAAAATAATGAGCCTGATGAGTCCATTCAATTTGTGGTTGAGGACTTCAAATCTATATATGGCGTAAAAAAAAAAGATTCAGATTTACCTGTTCAGGAGGAAGTTACGGAATCTATTACAGAAGTGGAAACGCCAGATACTTCTTTGGTATCCTCAGAAAGTCTAATAGTTGAAGAAGAGCCATCTCAAGAAAAAGACACACTAATAGAAAGAACATTTGGTAAGAATGTAATTACTGACTTTTTAGGAGATTTATATCGTTCAGCAACACAAGGATTAGGTCAAGCACAAACAGTAGATGATGCTTTAGAAATATTTGCTAAAGGATCAACAGCAACTGATGAAGATTTAGCAGATTATATAAAAGCCATACAAGAATCAGAGTCTTATCAAGAAACAGATGAGATGAGAGATTTTTATAAAACGTATCAAGAAGAAGGGGAAGGTTTGTTTGGTGTATTAAAAGGTATTGGAGAAAACCCAAGTATATTACCTCAAATACTAACATCATCCATATTCTCTATGTTTAATCCAGCAGTAGCAGCAGGTGCAGGAGCGGGTGCAGGAGCAGGAGCATTAACAGGAGCAGCAGCTGGTGCAATAGGTGGTCCTTTAGCTGCAATCACCGCAGGAGGAGGTGCAGTAGCTGGAATGATTGGAGGGGCTACTACTACTTTAGAAACAGCATTAACCTTTAATGAATTACTCAAAGAAGAGTTAGGTGGCTTACCCTTTACTAAAGAAAATGTTAGGGCTGTTTTAAATGACCCTGAAAAATTAAGCAGGCTTAGAAATAGAGCAGCAGGAAGAGGAGCTGCGATTGGAACAGTGGATGCCATTACTGGTGGGTTAGCAGGAAAAGCTACTACAGCTGTTCTAGGAAAAACAGCTAGAAAAGTAACTCAAGCAGGTGCTAAAAAATTAGGACAAGGAAGTAGATTAGCTGCAACAGGAACTGGATTAGGAGTAGAAGCGGTTGGTGGTAGTTTAGGAGAAGTAGCGGGAAAAGCAGTGGCTGGTCAAGAAATGGATGTAGCTGACATTGCTTTAGAAGGAGTTGCTGGATTAGGATCAGCACCAATTACATTAGGTAGGTCATTGTTTTCTAATCAACCTATTTACACTATTAATGGTGTGGAGAAAACAAAACAAGAAATGCAGGGAATTATTAAAGATATGACGGATGAAGATATTTCTTCTTCAAAAGCAAAAATAATTATTAATAATGACCCTGTTACATATAATTTATTAAAAGATAAACTAGATAATTATGTCGCCATTCAAGAGCAAAAAACAGGAGATATACTTGATGCTGAACCAGCCGAAAGTGTACAAGAAGTGGAAGCAGAAGTACGGGAGCCTGCTGTCGAAACGGAAGAAAAAGTAGAAGAACCAATTATAGAAACTTCCAAAGAAAATATAGTAATATATAAAGGGTTAGAAGGAAAAAGAGATGCTGAAGGTAATTTAATTACAAGACATCCTGGTGCTAAAGGTTCTTTCTTTTCTCCAGATAGAAGTATAGCAGAGGAATATAAAGGTGAAGGAGAAATGTTAGAAGAAGTTATTCCCGCTGGTACAAGTATTGAAACAGTAGAAATAAACCAAGAAGGACTAAGTGTTGATGAATATAATCAAGCAGAAGAAGATGCTATTAATGCATCTGAAGCTGATGTAGTAAAGTTAATTACTTTAGAAAACAAGTTAAGACAAGGAGATAAAAAAGAAGTTCAGTATGTTGTTAAAAAGGAACTTCCAAAAATACCTGTTAAACCAGAAGAAGGTTTAAAAGATGTTTTTTTAAGCACAGGTAAGATAATTAAAGACAATATAAGATCAATAAATAGAAGATTATTTACAGCTCGTAGGTTTTTACCTAAAGTTTTTTATGATGTTATAAAAAATAAAGATGCTCAAATTCAGGGTGATATGGATGCTGTTGCTAATCTTAATAGGGATTATAATAAAATTATAAAATCTGTAAAAGACCCTAACGAAAGAGAAAACTTAGAAAAATTATCCGATCAACTGTTAAGAGGAGAAGAAGTAGAGATAAGAGAAGACTTAAAAGAAGTTATTACATCTATGAGAAATATGATAGATGATTTATCAAGAAAACTTTTACTTGATCCAACTATAAATGCTGAAACAAAGTCAAAAATTAAAAACAATTTAGGAAGTTATTTAACTAGGTCTTATCAAAAATTTGATAGTAAAAATTGGAAAACTAAAATTTCTGATGATGTAATATCTGCAGCTTCTTCTCTTTTATATGAAAGATATAAGCAAGAAGATCCTAATTTAACTGAAGAACAGATTTTAAAAAAAATTGACAAACAAATTAATAAAACTTTAAAAGGTAAAGCTGGTACTAACTGGATTTTTAAAAAAGAAATTTCTGGAAAAGACATAGCTGCTATGAAGTCAAAACAAGATATTCCTCTTGAAATCAGAATGTTAATGGGTGAATATACTGATGTAGCTCAAAACTTTGCCAAGACCATCATAAAACTTTCTTCTCAAACCAATACTTCTCAAATGTTAAGAGACATAAGAGCTATTGGTCTTCAAACAGGTATTCTAAAAAAGAATGATGATACCCCTGGTTTTTCTGAAAAAATAGCACCAACTGAATCAAAAGCTTTTAAAGAAATAGCAGGCTTATATACCACACCTGAAATAGCAGAAGAATTTAACAGAATGGTTGATCAAAAACCAAAACCTGCTTTGTTAGACGCTTATTTTGCATTGGTGGCAACAAATAAATATTTTAAAACTATATTATCTCCAGCTACTCACGCAGTAAACTTTGTAAGTAATATGGGATTTGCTGCAGTTAATGGATACGGGGATGTAAGAGAATTAAGGAATGCTTATCAATCTTTTAGAAACTTATCAAGAGGAAAGAATTTTAATAGGGAAATGTATAATAAATATGTTAGATTAGGTATTATAGATAAAAGTGTTGGTCTTCAAGAAGTAAAAGAATTATTTAATGACAGTTCTTTTGAAAATGCCATTATTAGAAATATAGATAGTAAAGGAAATAATTTAGCCACTAAGTTATTTAAAAAAGTAAAAGGAGGAGTTGAACAAGCTTACCAAGCAGAAGATGACTTTTGGAAAATATATTCTTTTGAACACGAACTAGACAGATATTCTAATGCTGAATATGGTAAAAAACCAAGTGACTTAACTGAATCAGAGCTTTCTAAAGTAGAAAAAATAGCAGCGGAAAATGTTAAAAAAGTAATGCCATCTTATGACCAAATACCTGATGTTATTAAAAAATTTAGATCAGTTCCTATAGTTGGATCATTCGTTTCTTTTCAGTACGAATCCTATAGAACAGCATTAAATACTATAAAACTGGCTCAAAAAGAATTAGCTTCTGAAAATCCAAAATTAAGAAAAGCTGGAGCTAAAAGACTTGTTGGTTCAATGACATATATAGCAGGAAGAAACGCATTATTAGCTTCTTACGGTAAAATGGCTGGACTAGGGGTAGCTGGAATAATAGGATCAGCTTTATCTGATGACGATGAAAAGGATAGAAAGTCACTTGCTAAAAGGTATTTAATGGAGTGGCAAAAAGAATCTGATATTTTACCTTTAAATATAAAAGATGGCAAGTTTAAAATAATAGACATATCTGGATCAGACCCACACGGAGCAATAAATAAAACTATTAATGCAATGTCAGAGGCTGAATCCCCTGAAGACGCTGCATTAAAATTATTTGTAGAGTCTGTATATAAACCATTTGCTGGGGGTGATATGACAGCTAACTTATTATTAGAACTAAAAGAAAATAAAAAACCTTCTGGAGCTCCTATATGGAATAAAGAAGACTTAGGTGAAACAAAATTCATCAAAGGAGCTCTTTATGCTGCAAGCAAATTACAGCCAGGAGTTACTAAACAAATTGGTCAAGTTTTAGAATCTGAAAATAAATTAAAAAGAATTGGCAGTATGGCCACTGGATTAAAAGAATACGAGTTTGATATACCTAAAGCTTTTAAATACAAGACACAAGCTTTTAGTTATGGTAGAAAATTGCCTAACATTAAAAAAGCATATAAGAAAAATATTAAAGATAAATCACCTGAAGAAATAGATAGAATATATGAGGATTATAATAAAAATTATACAGATGCGATTAAAAATATGCATTTAGATTACAGAGCAGCTCGTGATGTGTTTGGTATATCTAATAAAGAACTAGTTAATATAATGAAAGAGTCAGGAGTGAGTGATAAAATTATTGTTCAAATAATTAACAATAAACCAATTAACTTACCCAAAGACCCAGACGCTAAAACAACTTCAATTTCATCTTCAGCAATAAGAGCTTTTTAGTTTGTTTAACTTTTTTTAACAAATCTTAGTCGTAGGTATCACAAATTAGTATTATAACTAAATTAAGGGATGACCACTTGCAATATCTGCAATCAATCCTTTCCCGATACTTATTTTCCATCTGCTGGAGTTAAAAACGGCAAGAGATACAGGCGTAAGCAGTGCTCTAAATGTTATGGGATAAAGAAAAGACATCGTAGGTATGTTAACCAAATATGGCTTAAAGAATTAAAAGAAACAATGGCCTGTGAGTCTTGTGGGTACTCTAAAGAAACACATCCTAAGTTTTGCACTCAAGCTCTTGAGTTTCACCACTTTGAGAAAAATAAATCATTTGAGGTTAGTAATGGCGTTCACAGAGGAATGTCTATTGATAAATTAGAAAAAGAAATAGCAAAATGTAAAGTTCTTTGCTCTAGATGTCACGTAGAAGAACATTATTCCTCCTGATCAATTAATTCATTTAATATTTTAATTAAGTCTTTGCAAGACTTATTTACGTTTTCTTGGTTTTGATCCATTAAATTCTCATATATGTCATCAGTAGTGTCATTAATCATTTTAGTTATAAAGTTGACATATGTGAGGTGATGTCTCATTGTTTCAAATCCTCTGAGTATAATAACTCATCTCCAAGTTTTTTATCTATTGTTTTTATAGTTCTATATATCTCTAAACTTTTACGTTTGACGTCATCCTTTTCGCTTCTTGTAGAATCAATTCCTAAATGAGCATACAAACTACAGTCAATCTCTAACAACTTATCTATCTTATCTTTATCGGTCCAAGTTTTGAACTCTAATATTTTTTCAATGTCCTCAAATTTATATCTCATTTAAAATTGATTTAAGTTTATATTTGTTATACGCTTCTATTTCTTCTTTATTTAAGTCTTCTTCTTTGTATTTAGGAACAAAACCATAATCCATTTCATTTATGTGATAAGGCTCACTCTTACTACCTAAAGAACACCTACAATGAGCTGTGTTAACAGCATAAATATAAAAATTTCTTTTAATAAAAGAAACTGAAAAACCATATCTATTGGCTACTTTTTCTAGGCTTACACCTTTTACTAAAGAATATTTTATTTTTTTAATATCTTCTTCTGAAGTGTGGTATTTTAATTTATAATCAGATTTCATTTAAAATTAATTTTTCGTTTATTAAATCTAAGTAATCATCACAATCTATCTCCCTGATATCTGTAAAAGAGTACACTTTATTAGATAGCTTTATGCAGTCTACAGAAAAAAATGTAGGATCTGGAGTGTGTACAACTCCACCATAAGTACAACTATGTTTTGGAGTTAAAGTTTTTAAATTCTTATTAATTAACTTAGCTATTTTCAAAGATTCTGTCATAGGAAATTCATCCTGGAGCTTAATAATAAAATTATCCTGGACTTCGTATAAATTACCCTTTGTAGACTTCTGTGTCAAATCCTTGTTTTTTAAGTTCTTGTATTCTATACTCTTGTAGTTTAGTTAATTTAGTATTTGGTCTTTTAACCTCCAAAAATAATGCCTTTCCATCTTTTAAAGCTAATAAGTCAGGTATTCCCATTTTATTAGTTAAGACCAGTTTAACAACAAAATAGCCCTCTTCTTCAAGTTGTTTTATTTTTTTCTTTTGTATCTGACTCTCTTTCAAAATATAATTTTCTCAAACTGTTTCCTAATTCGTAATCATTAGGATACTTTTTAATAAAGTCTTTTAATAAATTAAAACAGTCTTTCATTTAAGTAAATTTAAGGAATTATATTTATCTAATTCATAAAAATATTTTGTAATTTTTTTGTTGTTTACAAATTCAGTTTGATATGGAGCATACTTAGGAACAATCTCTGAAGTAATAATTTCTTCTTTCAATTCGTTTAAATCATATATATAAGCTCCAGATGGAT